GAAACAGGTTCCCGGGCATCTGGACGTTCAGCAGTTCCAGGTGGCTGTTGATCGTGATGCAGGCGCCCGAGCGTCCAAGGTCCACCTCAGCCACCCGGCCGGCGAAGAGGCGCAGCACACCCACCGGCTGAAGCGGAACCGGCATAGGCAACGTGTATGTATTGCCCCCTGAATTGACCGTTACTGTCATCGGCAGCGCAAAATAGGCCCGGTCCACCTTGGCGGTCGCGCCACTCAGCGCGCCGGCCGCCGCCGCGGCGAGCCAGGGCACCGATCCGATCAGATCAGGATAGGCCGCGCCGGTCAGATCATCGACGGGACGCGGGTAAAACACCGCCTGCCAGGTATCGACGTCGAGGCCCACCTTGGCATGAAACAGCGCATTCTTCTGACCGGCCGGTTCAATCCGCACGCCATCGGCCGCCCACACTGTGCCGCCGTAGCCGATCGTCCGGTCGCACGTCGTGTAGCGCAGCACCGGCCCTTGCACGCAGGTGATCGTGTAAAGGTCGTAATAAGCGAAGATCCGCTCGGTTGGCCCGGCGGAAAACAGCAGCGCCATCAGGGCGCCCGGGGATGCTTCCCAGATCGGTGATTTCATGGGCGCTACAGCTTTTTTGAGGTGAAAGAGAGCTTCCCCAGCTCCAGCAGCTTCGGCATCGACATCGAGAATTCCGCCGTGTCCTCATCCAGCCGGCACAGCCAGTTGAACGACCCCGACCAGGTCAGCAGGGCGCCCGCGGCGGGCGGTGCGGTGAAGGTAATCACGCCGACATTGCTAACCGTGAAGGCGGCTGTCGCGACGCCTGCGACAGATATCACAGGGACGCCTGCAGGCGACTGGATCAGTTCCGCATAGCCGCCCATGGCCCGCACAAGCTGGAAGGCGGCCGTCGTGCCATCACCCAGACCAAAGACCTGCGCGGTCACCGCGTTATCGATGGAATCAGTGTAGTAAAACGGCAGCGCTCCGCCATTCAGGGTATTGATGAAACCCAATAGCGTCTGGAATTCATTGTAAGAAGCTGCCGCCCGCAAAGTGGTGAACGGGACGCTCCATTGGTATTTCGGGAATGTCCATGCCGGTATCGTGGTCTCTTTGCCGGATGCCGATTCCTGCTTCAGTGTTTTCCACAGCGGCGCCCGGGTGATCGGCCAGCCACGCCCCGGCAACACCGGAAAGAACGGGATCGTCATCAGAAGGCCGGTCGCATGGATGGATTGCGGCTTTGCTGGGCACCGACAATCCGCGCGATGATCGGACCATTGGCGCGGAACAGGGCCGCAATGCCGGACGCATCGATCGCGCTGATATGCTAGTTGTGCGTGTCGCCACCACCGCTGCCGCCACCACCGCCGATCGCGTTACGCATGCCGTCCGCGAAGGTCTGCGGCACCACGGTTTCACCCTTGTGCAGTTGATACATCGCGTCACCGGGCAGGTTCCAGGCACCGACCGCCAACGCGACAGGGGCGGCAAACGCCATCACGGCCGCATCCGCGCCGGCTGCCGCTTCAGGCGCCATCTCGGGTCCGATATAGGGGATGGCCGAGATCGCCGCGTAGGTGTTCGCCGCCGCCACAGCCGCCGCGGCCTTAATCTGGAACAGCGCGGCGGTACTGGCCGTCGTGGCCGACGCCGATGCAGCCGTTGTATCGGCGCCGGTTCTCAGGGCGTCTCCGGCGGCGCTTCCGGCCGTCTTAGCGGTCTCTAAGCCCAGCCACTTCGTCAGCAGCATCGCCAGCGTCGGTGCCATCGACGCGCCGTCCGCACCGGCCCGCAGGGCGGCCTGGGCGTCCGTGGCGGCGGTCTGGGCAATCTCCCCCTCAGCCCACGCCAGCGCCTTGCGGCCGGCCCAGCCAATCGCGCTCTGCACCATGTGCTGACCCAGGCCCTGAAGCACCTGCACCATGGCCTTTTGGCCGGATAATACCGAGGTCGCCTCGCTGGCGAAGCTATCGGCGATCTCCCGGTTCGTCGTGGCCCAGGCGCGATGGGTTTCCTCGGCCGCCCGGTCGTTGGCCCGCATGATGGCGGTGGCGGACTGCTGGGCGAGTTCCTGCTGGCGCCTGGCGACCTGTTCGGCCATTGCCCGGATGCCTGCGGATTTCTGCGCCTCGATCGCCAGGATCTGCGCGGCGGCCGAGCGGTAGTCCTGGATCAGTTGAAGCTGCTGCGTCCGCGCCTGGGCGATCGTGATCTCGCCGTCCTGGCGGGATGCCTCGACGTGCTGCATCTCCGCCCGCATCTCTTCTTCAAGCGTGCGGCGTTTTTCTTCAAGCTGCTGCACCGCGAGCGATGCGGCCTGCTGTTTGGCTTCTGCCCGAAGCTGGCCCTGCTTGTTCAGTTCCGTTTGGAGTTGGGTGGTTTCCGCACCGTAGTGTTCCTTCACCATCTCCACGATCTGGTCCTGGATCGCCATCTGCGCCGTCAGGTTGCCGCGCGCGGCTTCCATATCGCCGCGCAGCTTGCTCAGGCGCAGTTGGATGGTCTCGTCGCCGGCCTGCTTCTCCAGCGCCGTGCGGCGGTTCAGTTCGGTCTGGTACTCGATCGTGCCCTGTTTGCCGTATTCGCGCAGCACCGCCAGTTTTTCGTCTGAGATAGCCAGCAGGTCGGCCTTCGATCCGCGCGACGCGGCTTCCTCGTTGCCGATCTGCGCCATCCGCATGCGCAACTGCTGATCGCTCGCGGCCTGCTGGGCGGATAGCACCTGGTTAGCCGACGCCCGCACGGCAGCGGCGTTGGCGCCCTCGTATTTCGCGGTTTCGAGGAACATCTTCTGCTTGATAACCAGCAGTTGGGCGGCATTGTCCTTCGCCACGATCAGTTCGGCCTGATAGCCAGCCATCGTGGCTTCGTGTTCATCCATCTGGATCTGCGTGTGGGCGGTGGCCAGCTTGTGTTGAAGCTGGGCTATCGCCTCCAGGCTGGCCGCCGTCACAGGCAATTCGGATGCCTGGAGGCGGTCCAATTCATCCTGCATTGCGGCTTTATCGCGCAGTGCCGCGGTATTCTTCTCAATAATGGCGGTCTGATCGACCTCGTCTTGCGACTGCGCCTTGCCGCCTGCCTCTCCGGCTTTTTTCTGCTGCTCTTGCTTGCCGGGCGCATCCGGGATCATGCCAGCGGGTGCGTCCGGACCCAGGGCCATGACCATTTGCATGGCCTCTTTGGCTTCCTGGCCCATTTTTGCGGCAGCCCTGCCGGCTTCTCCAAACCGCTCGTTCAGGGCGTCCAATATGGTGGACATCGCCTTACCGGTTTGGTTCGCGTCAATCATCGCCTGGATTAACGTAACCGTGCTGCCCTCGACGAAATGGTTCGCCTTGGCCCAGCTTAGCGCGGCCTGTGCGCCGCCATTAAACGCCTTGGAGATTTCATTGGCGGCTTCAACCTGGTCGCCGCCCTTCAACTGCGCGAGGGCGTGTCCCGCATCCGCGATCCGCTCGCTGTATTGCGCCGCGGCTCCGCCCATTCCGGCGTAAAGTTGCGTGGTATCGGCGGCCTCCGCCTTGGTGATACCCCACCGCTCCATCATCGACTGAATAGACTTGCGGATCTGACCTTCGCTTTGTTCCGACCAGGTTCCCACCGTGATCTGCGCGGCCTGTGCGCCCCGCACGGCTTCTTCGACGTGCTGCCAGCCCGCAACCAGTTCATAGACCGTGTAGACCGCCACGGCGACGGCCGCAGCCCAACCCATCGTCGCCAGCGTGATGCCGCCCATGCGTTCGCCCAGCACCATCAGGCTGCCTGGAATGCGGGAGAAATTACCCTGCACCGCCTCATGCGCCATGACGATCAGTTCACGCGTAACGCCTGCTGTGCCATGCGCGAAGTGGCCGGCGCCTTCGTTGCCTTCCTCGAAAAACGACCGAAGCTGCTTAACCTCGTTGCTGCTATCGCCCAGCGCCCTGCGGAACACGTCGGCGCTGTCGCCGGCACTGCCCATCGACCGGGATACCCCGGTCGTCTGGTTGATCAGATCCTGCATGGACCGGCTGGCGGCCGTCGCGGCGGTGCCGGTGCCGGTCAACGCCTGCGTGGATGCTGCGCTGGCTGTGCGCATCGCGTCCATGGCCGGCGTGGCCTTGTCCAGACCGGTTTGCGCCGATGCCATGGAAGTGGTGAAGCCGTCGATCGACGACTTCAATCCCTGCATCGCGGACGCTGCCGCCTTGCAGCTTTGCTCGAATTCAGTGGCGACGCCGCTGATCGAGACGTTGACTTCGGTATCGGAAGACGTGCCGCTCATAACGAACCGATCACGGCCGTGCCGCCGCCGGACACGCCGAACATGGCCAGCAGGGCTTCCATGGCTTCGTCGTTATCGGCGAATTTGACCTGCGGCTTGATGCCCAGATAGGCCGCGACCATCAGGGGAACGGGCGGATGATCAGACCAACGGCGATGCATCGCGAAATACTCCCTCAGCCCCATGTAATGGGACACCTCACGCCAGGACCCACAGCCGTTGGCGACCAATTCCGAGATCAGATCGTTGATGCGATCGGTGGTCAGCCGATCGCTACGGGTTCCCCCGGCGCTGGATCTCCGGCAGCGACCAACCCGGACACCGTCAGCAGCTTCGTGATGGACCGCAACAGGCCGTCGATTTCCGTGGCGAAGAGTTTCTGGCCGAGGAGTAGCGCCTGCGCCTGAATGTCTTCAGCCGTCCGGTGGTCAACGTCCGATATCATGATTGCGCAAATGCTCAGCGCCGCATCGGTGATTTCAATCCGGTTATGCCCGCCGGAACTGATCAGGACGAACGGCAGAATCAGTTTCAGTTGATCGAACATCATGGGGGACAGCGTAGTCGTCGTGCCGCCGATCGTGATCTTCGCCGTGGTTTCCTCGTCCATCGGCTTACTCCGCGAACGAGAGGTAGCCGATATTGCCGCTATCGTCGGCAACGGCGGTGAAGTCCATTTCAGGAACTGTCCAGTCATCCTTGGTAGCGAACGACAGTTTCGCCGATCCGCACTTGTTCAGCACCAGAGTGAGTGATTTCCCCCGAAATTTAGTGGTGAACGCGGCCTTCCAGGTCGGCACCGAGCCTTGATCCTGGTTGATCAGGGCCATCGTGTAGCCACCGGTGCCGGTGTATTCATAGCAGAACTTGACCGGCGCACCGGCATCAGCCGCGGCGAAGGTATAAACGCCGCCCGCGCCCTGCGAATATTGCGCCGCGGCTGGTCCCGGGGCTGGGGGCACCTGGGAAATAAGGCCGTTTCCATTCTGGTAAACGACGCCCAGATCCTGCGCGAACGTCGCCCCGTTCGCGACCGTGATCGTGTAGGGCGCGGCAGCAGGAACAGTCCCAAGCTCATCCAGGGAAATCAAGGTCTGACCGGTGGTCACGGCCTGCCCGAAATACAGGCTGTTCCAGGTCGCCGCGTTAATCTTGGCGAAGCTGGCCTTCCCCGTGATCTTGAACTTGCCGCGCGCCAAATCGAGCGAGAACGACTGCGATCCCCCCAATTCCTTCAGGTCACCGGAAAATTCAATTTGGACCTTCTCCAGTGCGCCAAGCTGGACGGGCGTCGCCGTTCCAGCGGGCAACCCCTGTGGGATGCCGAACATGCGGCCAACGCCGAAACCAACCTGCATTACAAGCTCCTGAGAAGTGCGTCGCGCAACGCCGGCAGCGCCGCGCAGAGATGATTGAAGGCTGCCGTGGCCTGCGCGACGGGGCTGTTGTGAATGTGGACCGTCATCCATTCGGACAACACGTCGTTGACGATGCCGGTCTTATCGGCCTGCGCGGCGGGTGACGCCGTCACCGGCAGCACTGTTGCTGGCGCGGGGCGGATGGTTTCGTCCGCGGTGGGGGCGATGTCTTGCGTAACGGTATCCATGGCGGTGTGCGGTTCCTACGGCAGCAGCATCATGATCGGGATCACGGCGGCGGCCCGCTCTCCTTTTGGGCCTTCCCAGATCTCGATCGTTCCTTCGATCCATGCATGCTCGACCAAACCGCCAAGGGTTTGCAGATTGTCCTCCGTCCCCAATGTGGCATCCAGGAGATCGAGCAAATTGTTCAATCTGGTACTGGCCGGGGTGGCGGGATTGGGGTTGGACACATACAAAAAGACCATGGCGCCCAGCGAACGCCGCGCCGGAAAATTGACCTTCTGTTTGATTGGCTGGCGGGTCACGCTCATGAACAGCGCCGGCATTTCCGGAGCAGTTACTTCAGTCAGCAGGCGCATCTTGCGACTACAGGTCTTGAAGCCGGCGTCGCCCTTCATCGTCTCCAGCAGCGCAAATAGCGCGGCGTAGCGTTCCTCGCGCATCAGGCAGCTCCCATCACGGCCGCCAGCAGTGCCGCGCGGATCTCGTCACTCCGTTCGGCGAGTGTCGAGCGCAGAAAAGACCGTTCCGGCATGGTCACGCTCTTGGCAAAGATCATCTGACCGCCGATCCAGAACCGGAGGGCTGGGGCGGCAACTGGCACGATCACGCCGCCGTATTCATGAATCCGAGCATAAGGAACGTTGGTGTAGACCATACCAACGATCCGGTCGCCGGAACTGGAAACGTCGGAAAAGATGTGGTCGTGCAGCCGTCCCGACCGAATATTCAGGACGCCGCCTGAGAGTTTATCACCCATGACAACACCCTGCATCGCCACAGTTTGGAGTCCAACGGCCGCTTCCAGCCGCGCATGGGCACCGCCGCCGAGGGTTTCAAAGTAAGCCGTAACCTCATCGACACCGGTAACCTGGACGGCGTCGCTCATACCGGCACGACGCGGCGATACCGGGCCAGCACCCGCTCCACTTCAACGGGAATGGCCTCGTGCAAATACATCGTGTTCTGCTGGGCCATCGACTGGCTGGCCAGACCCAAATGCGCCCGGGCGCGGAATTCGATCGCCACCATCCGGGTCGCGGCCATCGCCAGATCGCGGGGGATCGTCTCGAAACCGCCCTGATAGACGATCCCGACATTCGCCGCCCCGGGGGAGAACCGCCACCCGGTCAACAGCACCCGTTTGCCGTCGTGGTACCAGCCCGGCGAGGTCGAATTGCCTGCTGGAATCACCCGGCCGTCGATCGTGACCGATGCCACACTGACGATCGGGCTGTTGCGGACGAACATGCGGGTAGCGCCGCGTCCGTCATAGGTCTCATCGTGTTGTTCCAGGGCGAACCGGCGGCCGGTTTCCCGTTCGAAGTCCGCGCTGACGCCGCTGATGACCTCCCCGATCAGCAGA